AATTTAAATTAAAGCATATAAAATGGCAGAAAAGATAGTATCACCAGGTGTATTTACAAGAGAAAACGACCTTTCATTTTTACAACAAGGTGTAGCCGACATCGGAGCAGCATTCATAGGCCCTTTCTTAGAAGGACCAGTAGTTCCAACAATCGTAAATTCACAAGCTGAGTTTGCTGAATTATTTGGAGCAGCTGATGGAACATATTATACTCCATTAGCAGTACAAAACTATTTAAGAGAAGCAGGAACTGCAACAATTTGTAGAGTAGCGGGTATTGGTGGATATACCGAAACCGCACCTTTATTATTAACAGCAACTTCTGGCTCAGTATCCGCATCATTGGGTATTTTGTTCAATACATCTACAAACTCAAATGCAGGTTTATTCGGAGCACAAGTTAGTGGTTCTCAAACCGGAGCAGGTGATTTTGTATTAAGAACTAATAGTGGTAGTTTATCATTATCGGCATCTTTAGACCCGTCTGATACAAACGATATTGAAGCAGTATTTGGGACATCGGCATTAGGTTCAAAAACCGCATATGTTTATGGGTTTTTTAAAAATTCATCTATAACATTTGATGCAAGTTGTTCATCTTCGGTAACTGTATTAAATTCACAGGATTTTACAGATGATGCACAAGAAGCATTAACTCCAATGATTAAATCACAAACTATTAGTGGTCAAAGATATGACCTTTTCCAATTTGAAACATTAGGAGCAGGTAATTCAGCAAATACAAAAGTTAAAATTGGTATTACAAATATTAAAGCAGCTGGTTCTGTAAACGGAACTGATTATGGTACATTTACGGTCGTAGTAAGAGCATTTGGTGATACGGATAAGAAAAAGAATGTATTAGAAACATATTCTAATGTAAATCTTGACCCCAATTCTCCAAACTATATTAGTAGAGTAATTGGTGATAGAAAATTATCAATCAATTCCGAAGGTAAAATAACTGAAACAGGTGATTGGGTTAATAATTCAAAATATATTAGAATTAATTCTTTAACATTTAATTATAACGCACCCGTTCAGGCAGTTCCATTCGGACACGCAGCATATAAATTACCAATATCCGCATCAGCAGGTGTTGGAGCATTGATTCCTGCAGTAACATTCTCAACAGGTTCGGTTGACCAATCGGGAAGTCTTGCACTTTGTGGTATTAATTTGGATTTCAATACTGATAACTCAATATATTTGAAACCAATTCCAACAGGAGCAAGTGTAGGTTCTAATTCTGTATTTGGATTAGATTCACTTACTTCATTAACTGCGGCAACTACAAACTTAGCAGTTGGTGATACTAGAGCACAATTTATAATTGGATTCCAAGAAGGATTTGATGGTATGTCGCCGGCAACTCCAATTTATACTGGAACAAATATAAGTGAAACTAACTCACAAGGATTTGATTTATCAACACCTTTAAAAAGTGGTTCAGTAGCATATGGTAAACACATATCTGCATTATCTAACGCTGACGAATTTGATATCAATATGGTAGTAACTCCGGGTGTTATTAGAAGATTGCATACTTCAGTAGCAACTTCGGTTTTAGATATGGTTGAACAAAGAGATGATTGTTTCTATATTATGGATACAACAGCAGCAGGTGATTCAATTCCACAAGCGACTGCACAATCCGACGCAGTAGATTCAAATATGACTGCAACTTACTACCCATGGGTTAAGACAATTGATGTTAATACAAACAAATTAATTTCAGTTCCACCATCAGTATTACTTCCGGGTGTATTCGCAGCAAACGATAGAGTAGCAGCTGAGTGGTTCGCACCAGCAGGTTTGAATAGAGGTGGATTGATTGGAGCAGTTAGTGTATTGAATAGATTAACTCAGTCTGAAAAAGATGATTTATACGAAAACAAAGTAAACCCAATCGTTCAGTTCCCAGGACAAGGTATCGTAGTATTCGGTCAAAAAACTTTACAAGATAAACCATCTGCATTAGACAGAATCAATGTTAGAAGATTATTATTAACTGTAAGAAAGTATATCGCATCTACTTCAAGATATTTAGTATTCGAACAAAACACAGCAGAGACAAGAAACAGATTTTTAAATATTGTTAACCCTTATTTAGAATCAATCCAACAAAGACAAGGTTTGTACGCATTCCGTGTTGTAATGGACGATTCTAATAACACACCAGATGTAATTGATAGAAACATTATGAAAGGAGCTATCTACTTACAACCAACTAAGACGGCTGAATTCATTCAAATTGATTTCAACATCTTACCAACTGGAGCAGCATTTAACGGATAATTTAGAAAACAGATATTTATATAAAAGAATTAAAAATAAAGTAAAATGCCAGAAATATTAGAGTTTGATAAGATGTTCTATAAGAATTTTGAACCAAAAATGGGTAACAGATTCATTATGGAAATCAATGGTATCGAATCGTACATCATCAAAACAGCAGCAAGACCAACTTTCACATCGGAGATAGTTGAATTAGACCATATCAATGTAAAAAGAAAGCTTAAAGGTAAATCAACATGGGATGATGTGAATATCACTCTTTATGACCCAATTGTACCATCAGGTGCACAGCAAGTTATGGAGTGGGTAAGACAATCACATGAGTCATTAACAGGTAGAGATGGATACTCTGCATTCTATAAGAAAGATATTACTTTCTATTTATTAGGCCCAGTAGGTGATAAGATTGAACAATGGACTTTAAAAGGAGCATTTATTAGTTCAGCAAACTTCGGTGAGTTGGATTGGGCTTCAAACGACCCGTTGTCAATTGAATTAACTTTGACTTATGACTACGCTATCTTAGAATTCTAATTTAGAGTAAAAATTATAAAAAGAAGGGGATGCAGAAATGTTATCTCCTTTTTTATTTTTTGAAAAGTGTATATATATTATTAAACACAAAGTTATATTATGAACGAAAATATCGAACAACAAGTTACAAGAGGATTAGGTGCACAAGCACAACAACAATACCAACAAGTAAGAAAAGACTATCCATTTCCAACGGAAGTTATTAGTCTACCATCAAAAGGATTAACATATCCTGAAGGTAATCCATTATCAAAAGGTGAACTTACAATTAAGTTAATGACTGCAAAAGAAGAAGATATTCTAACTTCTACAAACCTATTAAGAAAAGGCATTGTATTAGATAAGTTATTAGAATCAATTGTAGTTGAACCAGGTGTTCATATTAACGATTTATTGATTGGTGATAAAAATGCAATATTAATTTCAAGTAGAATATTAGCATATGGCCCAGAATACAATGTGACAATCACAGACCCAAATGAAAATGAGCCAGTTGATGTTGTAGTTGATATGACAAAATTGAAAATAAAAGAAATTGATGAAAGTCAACTAAATAGAAATAACGAATACGAATTTACACTTCCAAAAACGGGAATGAATATTAAATTTAAGTTATTATCACATATGGATGAACTTGCAATTCAAAAAGATATTGAAGCAAGTGAAAAGGCATTGAAACAAGGTAATGAAATAACAACTAGATTAAGAAGAGTTATAATTGAAGTAGAAGGAAATAGAGATTTAGGATATATAAGTAATTATGTTATAAATCAACTACAAGCTGCCGATTCAAGAGCACTTAGAAAACACATTCAAGCATTAACACCCGATATTGATTTATCGTTTGAGTACACATCCCCATTTACTGGAGAGAAGGAGGCTCTTAAAGTCCCAATCGGACTTGACTTTTTTTACCCTACCGACTAATTATTCCGTAACTTTACATCAACAAATATTTAGTTTAATTTATAATTCCAATGGTGGTTTTAATTGGAATGATGTATATTTTATGCCTATTAAATTAAGAGACTTTTATTGGAGAGAATTAGTAAAAGCAAAAGATGCAGAATCAGCCGTATACGATAAAGCAATAAAATCTAATACAAAAAACTCCAGTAAAGCATCTAGGAGATGATAAACTAATATAGTTTATATTTATTGTAAGAATAACCCAATGAATGGCAAAAAAACCCTATAAATACAAACCCGTAACTACGAATACCGATGACAACTCTATGGAGAGGAGTATAGCATACTTTAATAAAAATGTCACAAATTTTTCATCATCAACGGACAAACTTGTTAAAAGTATAGATACATTTACTAAATCGGTAGATGCATTTAAAAAATCAACCGAAGAAGATAAAAAAACAAAGGAAAAAGATAAAAAGGATAGGGATAAGGATAAAAAATCAGGGGGAAGCTCACCTGATGCGCCGGCAAGTAAAAACCAAGCTTGGGCTAAAAAAACTCAAAAAGGATTAGATAAATTTCAAACACAAGCTTCTAAATTAGGTATTGAACGATTACAAAAATTTACTGGTGATGTATTTGGAAAAAAAGCCTCTCAAACTATGACAAGGGGTATGGCTAAATTTGCAGGTGCTATCGGCCCTAAAGGTGGAGGTGGATTTGGTGCGGGTATGATGGGTAAAGCAATGGGTGGATTAGGTAGTATTGCGGGTGGTGTTTTAAGAGCAGCCGGCCCTATTGGAGCAATTGCAGGCGTTGCAAAAATGGCATTTGATTTTTGGGATAGTGGTGGTTTTGCAAAAATGAAAGTTGGACTTAAAATGTTGGGTGGTAATAAAATGAATAAGGCATCTGACTTAGAAGATGTTAAAAGTTCATTGGAAGGTACGGAACAAATGCGTAAACTTAATGCAGAATATAACTATGCAGTACCATTACAACTAAAACAACAGGCGGCAGATGATATGTTACAATACAATAAAGGTATTGAACAAGATTCATTAAATTATAGTCAAGGTTTAGTTAAAGATAAGTTAGAATACGAAATGGGGTTGAGGAAAGATGCCATGCAATTTCAATTCCAGCAAGCAATGGAAACATTGGATGCTGAAATGAGTAAAAGAAAAGATATTCAAGCATCCGGAATGTCATTTATAAATCAATATTCTACAATTTCAGAAAGAGCTCTTAGAGCAATTGGTTCTTCTACAAAAATGATTGTAGAAGGAATTTCTAAATTTCAACAAATTTTTGGTGGTAGTGTAAAAGAAAGTTTTGAATTATCAGAAAACGCACAAGGGTTAGCATATCATTTTGGAGTAGGTGCAGATGATGTTCAAAATATGACAAATCTTTTCCGTTTAATGGGAAAGACAACTGCAAAAACTGCACAAAATTTAATTAATGGTATTACTGCATTTGCAGATTTAAATAAATTATCACCACAGGCAATATTCGCACAAATCAAAGACGCGGGTGAAGATATATACAAATTTAGTAGTGGTACTGCAGAAAACTTTGTAAAGCAGGCAGGTTTACTTACTAAGATGAGTGTATCTATGTCTCAAATGATGAAGGCATCGGATTCAATGGTTCTTAACTATAAGGATAGTATTAAAGCTGAAATGAGTTTATCGGCTATGTTAGGTAAAAATGTAAACTTATCTGAAGTAAGAGCACGTTTAATGAGTGGAGACCAAGCAGGCGCAGCATCTGCATTAAAAACCGCATTGGGTGGAATTGATGTCGGCGCGATGAACGCATTTCAAAAACAAGCATTGACACAGGCAACAGGAATGGATATATCGGCTTTGATGGGATTACAACAAGGAAAAGGTGGAGGATTAAGTGGGGAATTAAAAGCTGAACAAAATAAAGGTAAAGCATTTGCAGATGGTGCATTAAATCAAGATATAGCAAATGCATCTGCTAAAATGAAATTAGAACAAGAGCAAAGAGCTAAAATGTTGGCGTTTGAACAAAGACAGCGTTTAATTATGTTGACATTAGAACAGGCTCAAAGAATGGATGGTATTGCATTAGAACAAAAGTATAGAGCATTGATAGCCGCAAAGGGTTATGAAGATGCAAAG